AAATCAATGTCTTATTATGAAACTATGGAACAATTTAAAAGAGATGTTCTAATGACTGATGATTATTATAATACAAATATTGAAGGAAGATTTTTTGTGAGTGAGAGAGCAGGAATTTATGAAGTCGTTATGAGAAACGATAAGTTCTGTGATATGAGAAGTGAGAAGATGAAAGACAAATCATACAATCCAATGTATAAACCAGAAGTTCGTGAGAAATTTAGTAAACTGTATAAAGGTGAAGGAAATCCTATGTATGGAAAAAAACTTACTGAAGAGCATAAAAAAGCACTCACAACATCAAAAAATGTAAGAGTGAGTGATGGGAAAAATATTTGGGAAAGTGTTGTATCTTACTTAAAAGAAAAGAAAATAGGATACCAAAAATATAAGAAACAATTAAAAGAAGGACTAATCTTTATTGTTAATTAGTTCTATTATAGTTTTTGGATTATTATGACTTATTGGCAATGAGATAAACAAAACCATGATGGTCCAGAATATCATCAGAAGTAAAAGGTCTCTCCAGATACATCCACGGGTTTTCATAATCAACGTTTATATTCATCAAGTATATCAAGCACCTTGTTGAGATATTTATGGGCAAGATCTTTCTCTCCCTGCCACACATTCTCACCATCTACTTGATGCTTTAATTTTAGCACACGAACTTCAAATTCGCTTCTAGTAAGTTCCGATTTTGCCATTAAAAAAGAGGAGTGTTATCTCCTCTATCTATATCATTTGTTTGTTTTTATCCCTACCCAAGACTCAAGGTAGTTAATGTTTCCAAACATATAATCATCATATTCTGCTGCTTTCTTATAAGCATCTAATGACAACTTGACAATATTATCAGAGTTGGAACCCTGAGAATGTGTTTCCTTGGACATCTTGTTTGATTCCTCCAACTACATAAGATTCTACTTCAGTTTCCTGAGGAGCAACCTGAAGACCTTTGGAAGAAATCCAATGCTGTGTCCAAGGAAGCGGATTGTTATTTGCCGAGATATCATACTGTGGTTTCAAACCAATCGCTTTCAATCGACGGTTAGCAATCCACTCAACATATTGCTGAAGTAGTTTGTCATTCAGACCAATCATCGAACCGTCTTTAAACAAATAATCTGCCCAACGCTTCTCTTCATTTACAGCACGATCAAACATCTTATATGTCCACTCTTCCTCTTCTTTCATGATCTGTTTCATTTCAGGATCATCACCATCACGCCACTTATTCAAAATATTCTGAGTAATGGCTAAGTGTTGGTTTTCGTCTCTTGCGATGAGACTAATAATCTTAGCGGATCCTTCCATAAGCTTAAGTTCACCAAAGGCGAAACTACAAGCAAAACTAACGTAGAAGCGAATACCTTCAAGAACATTAACGTTGGCGACTGCTCTGTAGAGTTTTCTTTTGACATCTTTGATTTCCCATTTGGATGAAGGTGAATCTCTAAAGTCATCTTTCCACATATTCCCACTGCCCCACTGTTGAGCACTGTGAATAAAGTCATCATAGGACTCTGTAACGCTACTAGCACGCTCCAGAATACGTTGATCAGTAACAATCTTATCAAAGACCTCTGAAGGGTCCGAATAAACGTTTTTAATAATATATGTGTATGAACGACTATGAATCATTTCCATAAATCCCCATACTTCCATACATGCCTCTAATTCAGGTAGACTGCAGTAAGGTATAAAAGCCATCCCAGGACCACGCCCTTGAATGGAGTCAAGCATAATCTGATACTTGAGGTTAGAGGTATAGATATGCTTTTGTTCTGGACGAAGTGTGTGATAATCTCCACGATCTTTTTGAAGTGATACTTCTTCTGGTCTCCAAAAGTATCCAAGTTGTTGGGTAGTCAACCTATCAAAAACTGGATACTTATATGAATCATATCTTTGGACACCCAAAGGTGCTCCAAAGAACATAGGTTGTTTCTTAGTATTAACTTGTTGGGTATTAAAGACAGTCATTCCTTCAATGCTGTCTTTTTTATCTTGTAAGGAAACCTTAAATTGCACAGGATTCACACTCTCCCTCCTCTAGTTTTTCTAATTCACTCATTATAGTATGAAGTTCGGACTTTTCTTCTTCCACTTCATCATTCTTACTGTCATATGTGTTCTGATAATAAGAAGTTTTCCATCCGTATTTGTATGTAGTCAAAAAGTCTTGTGCCATAGTGGACACTGGAACTTCATTGTCAGGATAGTTCTCTGGATTATAACTCCAATTACCAGAAATTGCTTGGTCAAAGAACTTCTGCATCACAGAAACAACATTGATGTAACCACGATTGGACTTCATATCCCAAAGAAGCGTGTAATTGTTCTTAAGGGAATGATATTGTGGAACAATCTGCTTAAGGGGACCTTTCTTGCTCTTTTTAACGGACAAGTATCCTCTAGGCGGTTCGATTCCATTGGTTGCGTTTGACACAACGGAACTGCTCTCCGAAGGCATCTGTGCGGACAATGTGCTGTGTCGGAGTCCATATTCCAAGATAGATGCTCTAAGAGATTCCCAATCATGTTGCAGAGATACTGATGTAATTTCATCTACGTCCTTCTTATATGTATCGATGGGAAGAATTCCATCGGCATACTTAGTGCGACCAAAGTTTTCGCACCAACCCTTCTCTTTTGCAAGTTGATTGGATGCTTTCAGAAGATAGTATTGGAAGGATTCTGAAAGACTATGAACTGCATCCCATGCCTCTTGAGAATCATAGTCGAATCCCAGTTTTGCCAAATAGTGGGCAAGACCAATAAAACCTACTCCAAGCGACCTACGCGCCCTTGTAGCACTTTCTGCTGCCTTCACAGGATACTCCTGATAGTCAATCAGTTCTTCCAGACCACGAACTGCCAGATCACAAAGGTCTTCCAATTCATCGTCAGTCTTTACTTTACCAACGTTGATAGCAGAAAGAATACAAAGAGCAATTTCTCCAGTAGTGTCATCAATATGCTGGAGAGGATATGTTGGCAGAGTAATTTCTTGACATAGATTACTCATCTCAACTTTATCTTTAAAGGATGAGTGAGAATTACAGTGGTCAATATTCATAATATAGATACGACCAGTCTCTGCACGTTCCTTCAGAAGGTCCAGAATGAGTTCTTGAGCTCTGACAGTCTTTCTTGGAATAGAGTCATTTCGTTCATAATCCACATACATGTCGTCAAATCTAGGAGTGCCAAAAGCATCATACAAACCAGGAACGTCGTGTGGAGAGAAGAGGGAGATCTCTGCGTCTGCGATGAATCGTTCATAGAAGAGTTTGCTGATCTGGATTGAATAATCTAGTTTACGGACACGATTATCTTCGGTTCCCTTGTTATTCTTCAGGACAATGATGTCTTGGATTTCTTGGTGCCAGATTGGGAAGTGGACAGTCGCTGAGCCACCTCGTATTCCATTTTGTGTACAGCACCTGACAGTTGATTCAAACTTTTTAAGGAAAGGTACAACACCTGTGTGTTGAACTTCTCCGCCTCTGATTTTACTGTTGATGCCACGGATTCTGCCTGCGTTGATACCGATGCCCGCCCTTTGTGCAACATATCTGCCGATAGCCATATCAGAACTAAAGATGCTATCGAGGGTGTCATCAACATCAACAAGAACACAGCTAGCAAATTGTCGAAGTGGAGTTCGCACTCCCGCCATGATAGGTGTGGGAATGTTGATTTTGTGTTTGGAGATTGCGTCATAGTACCTCTTAACGTATGACATTCGGATTTCTTTGGAATACTCTGAAAAAATGGTCAGAGCAATCATCATATACATGAACTGAGGAGTCTCATATACTCCACCAGTGCTACGATCTTGAACCAAATACTTATCAACTACCTGGCGAAGACCAGCATAGGTAAACAACATGTCACGATCGTGATCAATCCATGAGTTTGCTTTTTGAATTTCTTCTAAAGAATACTTATCAAAAATAGAAGAGTCATAAACTCGATTGTTTACACACTGATACACATGCTGCTCAAGTGTAGGCAATTCACGCATTTTTCCATACAACTGCTTACGAACTGCAAATAGAAGAAGTCGAGCAGCAACAAATTGATAATTAGGATGATTGAGATCAATCAAGTCTGATGCTGCACGAATTAGAATTTCTTGAATCTCACCAGTCGTAATACCATCATAGAACTGAATACCAGATTTCATCTCAACCTGACTTGCAGAGACTCCTGCAAGACCTTTACACGCCTCATCAACCATCAAATGCATCTTATCTAGGTCAAGAGGTTCAATTCGACCGTCACGCTTTTTAACCTTTGTACCGTTGCTCATATTTTTTTCCAAGTAGTAAACTTAAGTTTTGCTTCTAAACCAGAATAGGTATTTGATTCTACCACAGACTGAACATCAAGTCCAGATAAAACCATATCATTAATATCCTTCTCATTTACATTTGAAGGCCAGATGACTATTTTATCTCCGTTTGATACATGTTTGGATATTCTTTGTACGATTTCTCGATTGCGTGGTTCGTTATCATAGATCCACACAGGATTGCTAATGCCCCACTTGCCAATATCAGCGTCAGCTCCACACATAGCAATCGAGTTGTAAATGAATGTACTGTCGAACGGTCCTTCTGTAACATAGATTGGAGCATCTGTTTTGATGTTATCCAACCCGTAGATTTTTGGTGCGTCATCATTAAACATCACAGTGATATATTTAACAGATTTAGGATTGTTAAAATCCAAACTTCTTCCTTGAATACCAATCAAATTTTCTTGGTAATACAAGGGTATGACAATTCTTGGTTCGTCATATTTTGTGCTATCAAAAGTTTTCTTTTTTGAATTTACAAATTTTTTAAAATTTTCGGCATAATAAAACTTATCAGGATCAAGTTTTCTAGCAATCAAATATCCACAAGAAACTGGATTAGTAGATGCTTTAGGGAGATCAAGTTTCTCCTTAAACTTTGGTGCTTCAAAAACAAAC